CTGCAGGTTGCGGGAAAACTACAGTTGCAAAAGCTCTGTGTGAAGAACTAGGAGTGGATTACTATGTCATCAATGGATCTGACGAAGGACGATTTTTGGACACGGTACGGAACCAGGCAAAGAACTTTGCTTCGACCGTCTCACTTTCTGCGGGTGATGCAAAACACAAAGTCATCATCATTGATGAGGCTGACAACACAACCCACGATGTACAACTCCTTCTACGGGCTAATATTGAGGCGTTTTATAACAACTGTAGGTTCATTTTCACCTGCAACTACAAGAACAAAATCATTGAACCTCTCCACTCCCGTTGTGCAGTCGTTGAGTTCAGTATCAAGGGAAAAGAAAAAGCCCAGTTGGCAGGATCCTTCTTCAAGCGTATACAGAACATCCTGGATGCGGAATGTGTACAATACGATCCTAAAGTCCTTGCAGAACTCATCAACAAACACTTCCCAGACTGGAGACGAGTCCTAAACGAGTGTCAAAGGTACTCTGCGGGTGGAAAGATTGACTCTGCAATTCTTGCTGAATTTTCTGACGTAAATATCAATGAACTTGTTAAGAATCTCAAAACTAAAAACTTTACTGAAGTCCGAAAGTGGGTGGTCGGGAACCTGGATAACGACGCTTCTAGTCTACTTCGCAGGGTTTATGACGCCTCTTTTGATCATCTTTCACCCCAGTCTATTCCTGCTGCCGTTCTTATTATTGCTAAGTATCAATACCAATGTGCGTTCGTGGCTGACCAGGAAGTAAATATTCTTGCAGCATTAACTGAAATTATGGTGGAGTGTGAATTTAAATGATTGAAGTAAAATTATTTCGTATTGCAACTGGAGAAGAAGTTGTTGCAGAACTTGTTTCTGAAGATGACAATTTTGTAACAATTAAAAATGGATTGGTAGTGATTCCCACTTCTACTGGGAGTGTTGGATTTGCACCTTGGGCTTCTGTAATTGATAGGACAATTCCAGAACTCATTATTGCCAAGAATCATATTGTTTATATTGCAGAAGTTGATCCACAAATTAAAACCAAGTATAATGAAGTTTATGGGAGTAAACTCGTAACTCCTGGTGAAAAGAAATTGATTCTCTGATATGCAACTAGAACTTGATGATGCTGTTTACGCAGCCGATAAATTCATTGATTACTTCTCCAACATGGGGAGGATTGATGAATATCTGCGTAATGTGAAACTGGATAGAATGGAACAAATGCCTTCATCCATTCTTGGGATTGGTCCTGAGGATGATATGTTTGATGCATTTGATATGCACCCACAGGATATGAACTTCAAAGTTTATCCTGCAGGAGAAAAGGGTGGATTTACAAATGAGTATTTTAATGAGAGGTTGCAGATTACTACTTCTCATGCGATTGAAGATAGTATTCCTGGTAAATCTTTGAAGTGGATTGTACAAGAAACTAATACGCAGAAGATTGTAGGTTTCTGTCGGTTTGGTTCGCCTACAATTAATTCTAAACCTCGCAATGATTGGCTTGGACAAACTCCTGAGTTGTCTAGGTTTAATCGTCATGCAATTATGGGATTCATTATTGTCCCTACCCAACCTTTTGGATTTAATTATCTTGGAGGTAAACTTCTTGCACTTCTTTGTTGTTCTCATACTGCTCGTGAGACATTAAATAAGAAGTATGGATCAGATATTTGTTCGTTTGAGACAACTTCTCTTTATGGTTCCACCAAAGCCTCATCTCAGTATGATGGTTTGAAACCTTACATGAGGTATAAGGGTCTAACTCAAAGTGATTTTACGCCTCTGCTCCATGATGAAATCTTTCAGGAGTTGAACAAATGGTTTATTCAGAGGAACAACGATCAGAGTCTGGTGAAGGAGGACGCATCCAGTCGGAAACTCAAAACACAACAAAAGATGATCTCAATCATCAAGAAAAGCTTACCTTCTCAAAAGGTTGTGGAGTTCCAGACTGCGATTGCAAATGCAAAAAATCTGACTGAACAAAAGAGATTTTACATTTCTGATTATGGTTTTGAGAATGCCCGTGAAGTCATTCTCGGACAGGAAGAAGTATTGCGTCCAGGTCAAAACTATGACAAATTCCACTTTGATCATCTTGTGAACTGGTGGAAGAAAAAAGCTTCTAATCGTTATGAAACTCTGAAGTCTGAAGGTCGTCTTCGTACTGAACTTGAAACTTGGAATAAGAACCCTGAATCTATTGATATTATCCGATGAGTTACGAACTAAAAGATTACTTGAACTCCATCAACTTTAGTAAAGACTATTTGATGGATGATGGAGATCCCCAGTGGGAAAAGAAGTATCCAGCATTTGTTGTCAATAAATGTATGTCGGGTCACATTGATACGATCATGTTTGCAAATGAGATGAACATGAATCATGGATTACCTTCAAAGTTGCAATATGATTTTTTACTAAATAGTGTCAGGAAACGGAAAAGATTTTCTCCGTGGCTTAAAAAAGAGAAGATTCAAGACCTTGATGCAGTCAAATCGTACTATGGTTATAGTAATGAAAAGGCCCAACAAGCACTGAAAATTCTAACAAAAGACCAAATTAATTATATTAAATCTAAACTTGATGTTGGAGGCAAAAGATGAGTACCTTTGTTGAACCAGAAGTCAATTGGTCGCAAGACCAAATGGTGGAAGTGGTTCTGAATGAACCAGACGATTTCCTAAAAGTCCGTGAGACACTCACTCGTATCGGTGTTGCCTCGCGCAAGGAAAAGAAAATCTATCAGTCATGTCACATCCTGCACAAACAGGGTCGTTATTACATTGTTCACTTTAAAGAGTTGTTTGCCCTTGACGGTAAACATGCAAATCTTACGGTAAATGATGTTCAGAGACGCAATAGAATTATTAACCTTATCTCCGATTGGGGATTGGTTACGATTGTAAAACCAGATTCTATTACTGATGTAGCTCCTCTCAATCAGATCAAAGTCCTCTCGTATAAGGACAAGGGTGATTGGATTCTTGAGAGTAAGTACAATATTGGTAAGAAAAAAAGAGTAGAAACCGAATGATTTTGTAGGGAGTTCAACACTCCCTTTTTTTATGATGTTCAATATATAATAACGATGGGTTTGGTCAAATGACTGCCCATACGCTAAAGCGGAGTCTTCGGATCCGTAATTCAACCTAACAGACGCTTAAGGAGGTCTATCATGTTACTCGCAAAGTATAACACGGCTAACATTGACAAATTTTTAAATGATATTGAAAAATATAGTATTGGTATGGATGAGTGGTTTAACCGCTTCGGGACTATGCATGAGTCCTATCACAACTATCCACCATACAATTTGATTAAGGAGAGTGAGACGGAGTTCCGTTTAGAGATCGCTCTTGCAGGATACAAAAAAGAAGATATTGAAGTTTTCACCGAATGGAATAAACTCTTCGTTGAAGCGAAGAAGGTGGAAACTTCTGAACTAGGGGAGTATCTTCACAATGGTCTTGCAAAGAGGGCCTTTACGAGGACTTGGACACTATCCGACGATGTTAAAGTTTCTGATGTCAAGTTTGAAGATGGTCTACTCCATGTCAAACTAAATAGAATTATTCCTGAACATCAGAAACGAAAGGTGTATGAAATCCTTTAAGCAGTTCTTAGAACAAGTCGGAAGTATTAAACAGATTTCCTACCCTGCTGCCGTTAGGCATAAAATCTACAATCCGTTGACTGGAAAATCAAAAGTAGTCCCTGCAGGAAAAGCTATGCCTAAGAATCCAGGCGGGGGTGGATCTGGTAATTCCGCAGATGGTGATGGTGCCTAAATATCTTTGAATATCGTCGGCGCTTGGGGTTCGACTGGCAAAATCCAGTTGACACCCCCCTTTTTTTGTGGTATTGTAAATGTAAGTGGAAGAAAAAAATGACAGTAAAATTAGCTTTACTAAAATCTGGAGAACAAGTTATTTCCGATATAAAAGAACTTGTTAATGATGATCAGAAAGTATTGACATTGGTCTTTACAAATCCATACGTTGTGCAATTTCTTACTCCAGAACTTTTATATGAAGAAGTTGAAAATCAAATGGACGAGGTAAATTATAAAGTATCCTTTTCTCCATGGTTTCCTCTTTCTTCAGATAAAGTAATCCCAGTTTCTAATGATTGGGTAGTTTCTATAGTTGAGCCTTTAGAATGGATTAAAACTTCTTATGAAGAAAAAATGAATAAAAGTGTAGAAGGTGAAGTTAACGATAATCTACCTACATCTCCTTCGACTGATTCTTCAAAAGACTATAATAACATAGAAATTTTAATGGAAGAAACAAATGGATGATGTGCAAGTCATTGTTCTAGTTAGTGGAACAATTTTAATTTCAAGAATTACAGCAGTAGTATCTGAACTTGGAGAACCTGATTGTAAATTGGTAAATCCTTATCAAATTTTTGATAAAAAACTTACTCCATGGTTGTATGAGTTGACTGATTCAACTGATGCAATTATGATATCCTCCGATAAGATCTTGACTTTGGTTGATCCCAAAGAACAACTACTTAATGATTATTTGAACCTTACTCAATGAAATTTTATACGAATGTCTTTCTTCTTGGTAATGATATCCTTGTCCGAGGTTATGAAAACGGAAAACATTTTACGGTAAAAGAAGAGTTTTATCCTACATTTTATGTTCCTTCAAAAAAGAAGAGTGAATATAGAACTTTGGATGGTCAGGTTGTAGAACCTATCCGTCCCGGAACAATTAGAGATTGTAGGGATTTTCTTGAGAAATATTCTGGTGTTGATGGATTCCGAGTGTACGGAAATGATCGATTCATTTATCAATACATTGCGGAAAAGTATCCAGAAGATGAGATTAAGTTTGATATTAATAAAATCAAACTGGTTACGATTGACATTGAGGTTGCTGCTGAAAGTGGATTTCCCGATGTTTTTAATTGTGCAGAAGAACTTCTTCTGATTACAGTTCAGGACTATAATACTAAACAGATTACTACATTTGGTTCTCGTCCTGCAAAGGTCACGCAGGAGAATGTAAATTACATTTATTGTAAGGATGAGTATGCTCTTATCGGTTCTTTTATGGATTGGTGGCAGAGTAATACTCCAGAAGTGATTACTGGTTGGAATTGCGAACTTTATGACCTTCCATATCTTGTCGGCCGTATTTCACGACTGATGGGAGAGAAGACTGCAAAGAAACTTTCCCCTTGGAATATTGTTCGTGTCAATGAGGTTACAATCTCTGGTCGCAAACAACTTAGTGTTGATATTGCGGGTGTTTCTATTATTGATTACCTAGATCTTTACAAGAAATCTCCTGCAACTCCTAATCAGGAAAGCTACCGACTGGATCATATTGCTTTCATGGAGTTGGGTCAAAACAAGTTGGATCACTCAGAGTATGATACTTTCCGAGACTTCTATTCCAATAACTGGCAGAAGTTTGTAGAGTACAACATCGTTGACGTAGAACTTGTAGACCGACTTGAGGATAAACTTAAGTTGATTGACCTTTGTTTCACTCGTGCATTTGACGCAAAGGTGAACTTCAATGATATTGCATATCAGGTAAGAACTTGGGACGCA